GCTGCAATTAAACTTACCTACAATAGAAACAAGACTAAAATATTAAAAGTGTCTCACTTTCCTATGGAGACTTTAAGAGCTGAGAAAGCTAACTCTAAAGGAATTATACAAGCATACTACTACCATCCTAAATGGTCTGATGCTAAGCCTAGTGATAAGCCTAAAAGAATACCTTGTTTCAAACACGGAAGTAAATCACAAAGAGAAGAGATATATGTAATTAAGCCTTATAGAAGTGGTTTTTACTACTACTCTACTCCTGATTACCAAGCGTGTTTACAATATGCTGATTTAGAATGTGAAGTGTCTAACTACCATATATCTAATATACAAAATGGATTAGCTCCTAGTTTATTTATTAACTTTAACAATGGTATTCCTAACGAAGAAACTCAAGGTGCTATTGAAAGAAAGATTAATGATAAGTTTTCTGGTAGCTCTAATGCAGGTAGAACTATCATTGCATTTAACGAGTCTTCTGAAACACAAGCTAATATAGAAGCTATACATTTACCTGATGCTCACGCACAATATCAATTCTTATCTGATGAAGCTAGAGAAAAGATTATGTTAGGTCACGGTATTGTATCTCCTATATTATTAGGTATTAAAGATAATACAGGATTTGGTAACAATGCTGAAGAATTAAGAACTGCATCTGTATTAATGGATAATGTAATTATTAGACCATTCCAAGATGAGATTAAATATTGTTTAGAAGATATATTAGAATTTAATGGTATCGTACAAGACTTATACTTTGTAACATTACAACCTATCGAGTTTACAGAACTAGATAACATATCTACTAAGATTAGAAAAGAAGAAGAAACTGGAGAGAAATTATCTTCACAAGTTAATGAAGACTTCTCTGAAGAACAAGGAGATGATATGCTAGAGCAATTAGAGGGTCTAGGAGAGGTTTTAAGCGATGATTGGGAAGTTGTACATAGCGAAAGATATTCAGAAGACCTAAGTGACGTTAAAATGGCTGAAATCAAGTCTAGCAATAAATCATCTAAAGAAGATAGTGATATCTATAAAATTAGATATGCTTATATGCCTGTAAGAAGTAATCCTAATAGTAGAGACTTTTGTAAAAAGATGGAAACATTTACTTCTAGGAATATAGTATTTAGAAAAGAAGATATTAATATGATGTCTTTTAGAGGAGTAAATAGTAAGTTAGGTCATAATGGTCAAAACTATAGTTTGCTAAAATTTAAGGGCGGTAAGAACTGCCATCATTACTGGGAATTAAGAGTATTTAAGTTAAAAGGAGATAAGAGAGTAGACCCTAATTCAGCTTATGAGAAAGGTTTAAAAGAGCCTAAGAATCCAAGTGAGATGGGAGAGAGAATGATTGATAGAGACGATAACGGAGCATACAGAAGTACATTAAGTAAAATTAAAAACATACTAGGACTATGAAAGCATTATTCATAACAATAGCAGACTTAAAAGCTAAGTCTATAATAGATGGTAATACAGATGCAGACAAGCTAATTCATCAAATAGAAGTAGCACAAGATATGCATATACAAAACTATTTAGGTGGTAAACTATATGACAAGCTACAGGACTTAATTATATCAGGAGATATAGACTTACCTGCTAATAGTGATTATAAAGCTCTTAGAGACGTTTATATTAAACCTATGCTAGTATGGTTCACTCAGTTAGAGTATTTACCATTTGCTATGTTTAAAATAGATAATGGAGGTATAAACAAGCATAGAGGGCAAGAGTCAGATACAGTAGACTTTAGAGATGTAGATAGAATGCAAAGTAAGATTACAGATAGAGCTGAGTTTTATACTAAAAGATTTATAGATTATATCTGCTTTAATAGTCAAAAGTTTCCAGAGTACAACAACAATAGTAATGGAGATATGTATCCTGATAAAGATGCAGATAGCTTTTCAAGTTTTGTGCTATAATGAGTGTGAAGGCAAAATATAAAACAAAAGTAAAGAATATAATTAAGCTAGAGGCTTTTTATAATAAAATTAATAAACAAACAATAAGTAAAGATGGCAAACGAAATATATCCAGTTAGTTGGTGGGGTAATCCAGTTCAGAATGGCTGGGGAGGTATCTATTATGATTTATCAGTAACAAGTGCAATACCTAGTTTATTATCAACATTACAAGCAAGGGCATCTTATTATGAGAATGTAACTTGTACAACAGAAATATTAACTACAATAGAAAATATAGAATAAGATGGCAGATAATTTATTAGATAAAGCATCAATATTACTTACACCAACTGCATACAATGATGGAAGTATGTTAAGTATCAAGCCAGAGAACGGAGATGGCGATTTTGACTTTTCAAGAGGTTCTGCTGCAACTAGAGTTAATGCACAAGGTTTAGTAGAGAATGTACAGATAATCAGTTCAGAGTTAGTTTCAAATGGTAACTTTTCACAGATAGGTACAGAAGAAGTTTTAAATGGTAACTTTTCTCAAGAAGGAAGTGAGTTGGTTACTAATGGAGATTTTGCAAATTGGACTAATGACAATCCAGATAATTATCTTGTTTTAAATCAAAATGCAAATAACTATGTAACAGAAAGCAATGGTCAACTGCGTATGGTTTCTGATAATTCAGCAACAATAGCTATTAGACCAGAGCCACTTAATATGCTTACGGCTGGAAAAATTTATAAAGTTTCTGTTGATTTAACTTTTACAACTGGTACTATTGATATTTCTGGAAATTTATTTAATACAAGTGGAACAAAGGTTTTTTATTTAACTGCACCAGCATCTTATTTACAAATTGCAAAAGTAAGTGCTTTAGATGTATTAATAGACAACGTTTCAGTAAAAGAAGTCGGACAAAATTGGGATTTAGGAACTGGATGGAGTATTGGAGATGGAGAAGCAGTAACTGATGGAACTATAAACAAAGGTATAAGTCAAGAAGGCATTTTAACATCGGGAAAATTTTATAAAATATCTTTAGATGTAAATGTATTAAGTGGCTCGTTATCTTCAAGGTTAAGATTTTTTGATTCTAATTCTAGTGATACTATTATATCTGGTATTACATCAAGTGGTACTTATACTTTTTACGCATCTGCAAATAAAACTGGCTTACAATTAATTAGCCTTTCTGATAATACTGCTGAATATACAGTAACAAACATATCAATTAAAGAAGTAGGGCAAGATTGGACATTGGGTACTGGTTGGAGTGTAGACCAAGCTAATAGTAAGGCAATTTCAGATGGAACTACCTCAAATTTGCAACAATTTTCCGTAGATACCTCTGTTGTAGGTAAAAAATATAAAATAAGTCTATATGTATCAGATTATTTATCTGGTTTCTTATCGTTAGGTGTAGGTGGTTATGATTATGTAAGCCCTACTATTACTGGTAATGGAGAGCATACAAGAATTTTAGAGGTTACTAATTCTTCATCAAACGACAGATTATATATAGGTTCATCTTCTTTTAATGGCTCTATAACAAACATATCAGTTAAAGAAGTAACAGACGATACAAACATACCAAGAATAAACTACGAGGGGTTTAGTTATCAAGATTCTTTGGGGAGTGAGGAAGTTGTAAATGGAGATTTTAGTAATGGAACAAACAACTGGACACCAAATGCTGCTGCTACATTAAGTATTGACAATGGAAAGCTAAAGGTTTTAATAAATGGTACAAGTGGTTATCCAGGTCAATTTGTAGATACTATTATAGGTAAGACTTACAAGGTTACCGCTGATGGTTTTATAGGAACATCAAGTAGGATAGCTTTATATAATGATGCAGATGGTCAATTTAGAAACTTATACGCAGACGGAAATTTTAATTTTAATTTTATAGCTACATCAACCTCAACGCAATTAAGATTATATGTTTTTGATAATGGTGCTTATGGCTTATGGGACAACGTATCCATAAAAGAATATCTTGGTCAAGAAGTAGTACCAGATAGTGGTTGTGGAAGTTGGTTATTAGAGCCACAGAGTACGAATTTGATTACACATAGTGAGGATTTTAGTGATAGTAGTTGGGTTAAAAAAGATACAACTATTGAAGTTGCAAATATAACAATGCCAAATGGTGTAAT